ATCACACACCGTACAACAGGCGATCAACTCTGTTGCCTCATAGGCATCAAAATGTGTTTCAATATAGTTGCCGGTTACAAAATCCGGCGTTACACTTTCGGAGTAACTGTTCTACCTATCCCGTCACCGACTTCGTTTAAGACTCGCCGCCTTTATACACGCTGATGGCCACGTGTTATGGTATTGCTACCATATTGAAACACACTGGTCTCTCGGAGTGTATGTGATAGACAGACCGGCCGGTTCTTCTACCTTCAACTCCCCATTGGACTTTGTACAGGGTCCAACTCAATGTGCTTCAATATGGCGGTTCTTGTGGACTCGCACCACACTAATCAAACCAATAGCTTTACTGGTGTCCTATTTATTAGGACCTAGCAGGGAACTGAGAGCTTGGTTGATGTACCTTCTCGGAGAACCATATTGAAACACACTAGTTTCAGAGTCAACCGTTTTAACCAAGTGAAATTATCTTTCTTGCTTTCGGCTCAGTCTAATGTGCTTCAATATGGTGTCCGAAGATGAAAATCACTGCCAATGGAGTCTCGAAAAACTTTGACCTTCATTTCACATCGGACTTATGATCAGTAGGGCAGGGGATGGATGCATCTTCCGTTTCAAACGATAGTCCGGACTATCTACGCGGTCGAAGTTGATCTTTAGTCTGCAACCTAACTAAGTCGTTTCGGCTACTTCCTACTCACCATATTGAAACACACTAAAAGAGGCGACCAATTTCGAACCTGTTACTGCTTATCTTCAATGTGCTTCAATATGGCGGTCTGTACGAGAATCGAACTCGTCTCTGTGGCGTGACAAGCCACTATTCTAACCGATGAACTAACAGACCATAAGTGGTAGCGAGACCCGGAATCGAACCGGGATCTAGAGCTTATGAGACTCTCGGGGTACCTTTTCCCTATCTCGCAATTGTAATTGGCTGACCGGATTGGATTCGAACCAATCTATTTCTGATTAACAGTCAGACCCGCCTCACCTAGAACGGTACCGGTCAGCCAATTACAATATTTTTAATTCTTTAAGATCTTTTTTCATTAATACAGTCAATTTTCTATGTTTAGGAAATTGAGACCACTTAGCTTCATCTTTATCAGTTTTATAACCTTTTATTTCTATATACTGATCTGATTCTATTAAATAGAAGTCTGGAGTGTACCTACGCTCTTTTCCTTCATAAATGTAAGCAAACGAATCTTTATTTTTTATCCATTTGATGTTATTTTTATCTAAAAACTTTGCATAACCTAACTCCCAGGTCCCATGCAAATCTACTCCATTATAGTCTATGTGCATGTGTCTAGCCAAAGACGTATGCCATGTTCCTTCTTCGACTTTCCTTTTAACTGTTTTAGAAATACGCTTACCATTCTCAGCATTCCATTCTTTTGTCCTACTAGAACTCGCATTACTGAGTTTTAATCTAGTACTTTCGCTTACAGTAGGCGCAGGCAATCCTAATCTTTTTGCTTTTGTATATTGATTTTCCCCACCTTCTCCTAATTTATTTTTCTGAAAATCTAAATTATGAAATGGTGTCGATTGTCTGTTCGGATTATTTTTACATAACCTTTGATGGTTTCTAAGCGAGTTGTCATTTTTACATTCTTTACCACAATAAACACAAATAAGCATAGTAGATTCCTCCTATACTTATTTATAATAATTTAGATTTCTAAGTCAACTGCTCTACCGACTGAGCTACTCTGGAATGGTGGAGGATAACGGCATCGAACCGATGACTCCGCGGTGCAAGCGCGGTGTTTTCCCAACTATACTAATCCCCCAAAATATACCATATTCGAACGCACTACTCATCGGCTCGCCACCATTTGACTGTTCGGCAATGCGCTCGAATATGGTACCAGGTAGTGGGCTCGAACCACTGACCTAACGATTATCGGTCGTTCGCTCTACCAACTGAGCTAACCTGGTATAAATCATAAGTTACTAAACTGTTAAAGAACCGTTTGTTTTTCGTCGTTAACGTATCAACGACAGAAACCTCATTATACAGAATTCAAATTATAAGTCAACTAAGTTAGTAATGTTACGTTTTTTCTTCTAACCTGTTGTTTATCAAGCAAAATAAAAAACCCCAGGTCTTGCGAGCTGGGGTTTGAATATAGTTAGAAGTATTCTTACCCCGTATGGCCTCTCTTTGGTGTATTCTCAAAGCGATAGCCTTGCCACGTGGCAATAATACTATCAACTAATGAGAAAAGGCAACGGGACATTAAAAACTCCTTTAAGGTATATAATATATAGGGGTTATCGCAGCGATCTAATGATATCTTTTACCATATGATAGATATTTTTGTTAGGTTTGTACCCTAATGCTCTTAACTTACTATTATCCATCGTCATCGACTTTACTTGAACAATCTTATGAAAGTCTGCTTGGGGCACTTCGTTAACAATAGATTTAGATCCAGTGAAACCCATTGCATACATGATAATAGTATAAAAATCTATCTCAGTCTGATTACTTACGTTATAGATTTCGTTTACCTTACCTTTCGTCATAATCAACGCAATTGCACCACATAAGTCATCGACATCAATATAGTCTCTAATAAACAATCCTTTATCATAGAGATTGATTGGCCTATCATTGACGATCTCGCTAAGAAGATAGGTAAGTGCATTCTTTTTCTTTGATACCTTTTTATCACCTACACCTAGTACATTTGCAAATCTTAAGATTCTATACTTAATATTAAACGTCTCGCAGTATGAAATAATAAGCTGCTCTGCTGTTCGCTTGGTAATCGAATAGAATCCTTTTGGATTGCATGGTGATGTTTCTTTTGCAGGTAGCTCTGTATCACCATAAACAAACCACGAACTTGCAAAGTTGAATACTATATCTTTATTCTTGCATTGCTCGAGCACTCGCATCAGAGTAGTTAAGTTAGTTTCTATATCAATATAAGGATTAACCTTCATTGAATAATTATCTACAGTAGAGATCAAATAAAGGATTTCTCCCTTATCGATCTTTACTTCCAAGTCATTACGATCGTTTACAATCGTATCCTTGCATAGTGTAACAAAACGGCTACCAACGAAGCCGTGTCCTCCAAATACATTTACCATGATTTAATCACCGATTCAATATACTTCAATACTACATGATTATAAAGAGGGGTACATCCAATAAAAAATACATGTGATAGCGCTTTGTTAGAATTGGGAAACTCTCTATAATCACCCAAGTGTTTATAACCAGGATGTAAAAGGATGTTTCCAGCAAAGTAGCTACGAGTCTGAATCTTATTAGATTCAAAGTGTGCAACAAGAAGTTCTTTTAAGTCTTGACTCTCACAAATAATTGGCACACCAAACCATGATGGATCTGATTGTTCTAGTTTAGATGCTACTCTTACACCATCCAATCGATTTAAATGTTCGCTAAGATAGGCAGTGTGATATCTACGCTTAGAATCAATCTCTTTCATCTTAGATAGCTGAACTAGACCAATTGCACCTTGTAAATCCAGAGGCTTAAGATTATACCCCATATTAGTAAACACATACTTGTGATCGATCACACCATCATAATCTTCTAGCCAATTAGAAAATCTCTTACCACAGGTGCCACACGACAACGTATTATTTGCACCAACACAATAACAATCTCTACCCCACCACGCAATCGAACGAATCAATGGTATAAGATCATCATGATCAGTACATACCATTCCACCTTCACCGGTGGCAATGTGATGTGCTGGATAAAACGAACAAGACCATGCATCATATAATTTTGTTATATGTTCACCATTCCAGTTTGATCCAAGGCTATCACAATTATCTCCGATAAGTTTAAGATTGTGCCTGTTACACAATTCTACTAATCTATCCATATCTGGAGGATTACCAAGAACTGGCGAGACAACAATTGCTACTGTCTTAGATGTGATTGTTTGTTCAATTAAGTTAACATCGAAGTTTAACGTATCCATTTCGATATCAACAAACACAGGTTTCATATTGTTCTGAACAATAGGCGCAATCGTTGTAGGAAAGCCAACTGGTGAAACAATCAGTTCAGCACCATCTTGCCACTTATAGAACTTTTTAAGTGCAGTAAACATGACAAGATTTGCAGAAGAACCAGAGTTAACCATATGGGCATGTTTAACTTGAAACATTTTTGCAAACTGGTCTTGAAATTCAGCTACCTTTTCACCAGTAGTAATCCATGCACCATTAACAATGCTATTAATAGCGACGGCAATTTCCTGATGATCCCAATAAGGTCCAGAATAAAGAACAGTGTCTTTACCTGGTTCAAAGTTATCATAATTTTTGATATAACCTGGTTTGGCACTCATTGCCAATGCACTGATCACATTTTGCTGCATCATTTACCTTGTCCACGATATAGTTTAAAACTACGCTTTTGAGACTTGCTCATGCTACTAGTCTTTGGTCTAGCACCACCTTGACTGGTTCGTTTTTCTATCACTTTCTTTCTTGTTTCATTTTCTTTTGCCATAATATAAACTCACTTTTATTATACTGGATGAAATGGTGTCGTTCCACCAGTTGAAGGCATAACAATGCCAGTTCCAAATGCAGAATTATATTGATTGTATAATTCTTTTACGGGTTCTTCCATCCAAATGATATGTTCATTGCTCACAAAAATACTATGCTCTCTTGTGTGAACTGCATATGGAAACATACCCATAGTAGGTTCACTAGGATTTGATCTAGAAGGAACTAACTGCAACAGACATGGTTGTTTAATCTTTAACTTGGTTGCACCCTCTGTCACGTCTCCGATTACTTCTTCACCAGTTGACAACTTTACAATCTTAATCATGAATTATCTTCTCCAAAAATTTTTCAACTTGATCTTCATTATAACATATCTTAATAAAAGAATCAAGAGACGCTTTATTAAATCCCGCAATAAGTGTTTGACCAGCCAAGACGCTAACTTTAATAATCCACTCATCATAATACACTGAATCTAGGCTGGTAAACATAGTTACTTTTTCATTAATTGAATCGCTTCTTTCACTCGACCACTTCTCGTTAAGTATGTAGCAGCTCTGGCTTTACCATACATTTCACACCACGAAAATGCTTCTTTTACGAAATTTTTAAATATAAGTTTCATAGTAGTCCTTTGTATTTGAGTTGACGTTCACGATATTCAAAATCTGCTCTATCGACACTCTGTGAAAGGAATACTTCTGCTTCACTTTGATATGGACGATTAAACCATTGTGTGATTCTTTTCAATACCGACGTTTTGGTAGATGGTGTCGGTAGACCACCTAGGGCTACTTGTGATAGCCCCAAGGCGGTAGTTATTTGCATATTAAGCTGCTTTATCTTCTGATAAAAATTGTTTGGTTGTTTTCTTTGGTTGACTATCCTTTTCCACTACTTCAATCTTGCGAGGCTTTTTGTGATCAGGAATAATCTTCTCTAAAGCAATCTTCAACATACCATTTACCATCTCTGCATTTTCGATCTCAATATGATCATCTAATGCAAAGGTACGAGTAAAGGCGCGGTTTGCGATTCCTTTGAATAAGAAATTATCCTTATCATCAGATGTATTACCAGAGATGATAAGTTTATTACCATCAAGAGTAATTTCAACATCAGATTTACCAAAACCAGCAACAGCCATTTCGATAACATACTTGTTATCTTCTACTTTGCGGATATTGTATGGAGGGTAGTTAGGAATATTTTTGGTCAAATCATCGTGTAGCTTAGCCATACGATTCCAATTATCATCGAAACCCACATAGAACTTATCTAAGTCCTTAAACATATCCAAAACGTTACGTGGTACTAATGTCATAGTAGTTCTCCTATTAAGCGAGTAATTAAAAATTGCCAACCCAAAAGGCGTTGGCCCGAGGAATTCATTACCAGCCTTACCTCGGACTGCTGGTCCCATCCCGAAGGGATGTTATTATTTATATTCTATCAGCTCATTTACTACTTTGTCAACAGAAATTTTCCAATTTGCTGGTTCAAACTGCTTAACTACAGTAACATCTTCATAAAACCTTGATTTACCAACATGTCCTTCCATAAACCATGGAAAATATAATCTTCCATTACACAATACAAATGTCTTTTTTCCCATTGCACCAGCTGCATGCGCAACGCTTGTATCACATGATATCACAACATCACAGGTTTCTATAATTGCAAGTAAATCTTCATAGTTATCTAATTTAGGATATATCATGTCAGAATTTCTAGGTTCTTTGTATACCGATGTTTTTTTACCTTTAACATATGTGTTTTCACCATAATACAAATTTACTACTTCTGCTCTGCTACCAATTTGATCTACAATATAATTTCTTGGTATAGATAGTAACCCTCTTAACTTACTTTTATATTGCCCATGATGACAAAGACCAATTCTGAATTTGTTCTTCTCTGAATAATTCTTAACTAAATCAGGATCAGCAAACAAATATCTTTGATTCGGTATATTATACCCTACATTAAGAAGCTTGGGTAGTTTAAATATACTTAACAAAGAATATTGTTTCTTTGGATTAAACTGAATTGAGTTAAAACCAGAAAAAACTCTTTTATATGTTGGTTCTAAAATTCCATTACTAAGGTAATAAATATTGCCTTTTATTTTAGATTTAAGTTCTTTATACCATCTAAAAAATATAATTTCATCACCAGTTCCACCCTGTTTATAGAGAAAAACATTATCAACATCATCTAGAGT